GATCCCGCGTACCCTGATACCAATCCTGGCGGATCTTATTATTTATATAATAATATCGCTAAGATCAGTAGCAAGGTATCTAATGGAGATTATGATTCGTATTGGTTGTTAAAACCTCTACTTCTCGTTACTGACTTTTCTTATCAGATGAAAGATAAGTTTGTCACTCATGTGAGTTACACTATTGAAGACTTTAACTATCAGCCATCAGATACCTTCGTTAAGAAGGTTTCTGTTTCTCATAGTTTTAGCATCGATACTGTAGTCCCACATGGTTCATTAGACTTGAGTAGCATGCCCATAGGAATCGAGTATGATACTGTTCCATACGAAATGTTTCATAGAAACGTTTCGAAGTATATCTTATTAAGTTATACTCAAGAACATCATACTACTACCTATGGCGGTCCTTGGAAGAAGGATTACACGCATCCTAGTATATTGCCTTCTATATCGCAAGATACAATAGGTCATATATTTGTTCATTCTTATTCAGATGAATTTGATGGACAATTCGATGCGTTTAAAGACTTCAATCCAGCATCAAAGCGTTCTTACCCTAACGGGCGACTATCATGCTTTAGTGGCTTGGTAGTCTCTTTAGAACGCGATCTTGCTCCTATCGTATTCCACTCGTCTAAAGACGCAATCGACAAACACTTTACTGTTCTCGAGGCAAATCACCTCGAGACACTATCGGATTTGGCCGATCTATCGTCTTTAATCAGCATTACGCCTCATTTAGCCTCTTTTATACGGAGTCTAAAGAGACGTAATCCTGTAGGATTAGTGGATTCTTTCCTATCAATTGCTACCTCAGCCAAACTACTTCTGTCGTTTGGTATTGCTCCTACGCTAAGAGATGCTCAAGAAATCGCATCTAAGGCGGAGAGGCTAAAAGCAGCTTTTGATAGGGACATACTCAATGAATGGACACTACACGGAAAGTTCACGTTTAGTATCCCTGACGAGTATACTCCTTATTTCCCAGGATGTGAAGTAGTAGCGCGATCCAAAATTAGACTGTCTCTCAATGAGCAGTCTATGATGGCAGCGTTATTACCTCCCAAAGCAATGGGTATCTTACCCACTTTGGCCAATCTTTGGGACTTAGTTCCTTTCAGCTTCGTTGCTGATTGGTTTACTAATGTAGGAGGACGACTTGACGACATCGATTCTGCTAGTTTTATATTAGCTCTCGATGTGAAATACTGTGTTCATTCGATCACAGTATATCAGGTTTTTCCTGAAGAGGAAGTTGAACCTTACAAATTTTCCCATGAGGGAAATAAGTATGATGGTGCTGCTACCTTGAAGTATTATCGGTTTATAACCAATACTGCTCCGGGTCTCATGCCATCACGGTTTGACTTTAATCCAGCTTCTGGCGTCCCTGATTGGGGCGTCGCTGCATCACTAGTGTACAAACTAGTTAGGGGTAAATAATTACTCCTAACGCCTCGATCTATGATCGAGAACTTTCTGTCCACGTGCAGTTGTGCACGTACATTCAATTCAACGGAAGGTTGAATCTTATGTCCCAAACTTGGGAAATTCAAAAAGTAGCTCATACAACGGTTGCCACAAATGTGCCGTCTTTTGACCGCACAAATATGGTAATGGTCGACGAATATCGTTCCGACGACGGTCTTCACCGTCGTGGTAACTATGTTCTCGCCGAAGGCGATACAGAGTATCCCTTCGAAATTCGCATAGAAATTCGTTATAATCCACAAGCCAATAATGGCTTTGGTACAACGAGTCTCTCGATGCGTCTTTCCACACGCTGCGTCCTAACGGACGATACTACTTCAGAAGTGCTCAGTAATGAGCCTATCTCAGTAGTTACAGCCGTGACCGTTCCTGGCGTCGGTGGGCTGATCGATAACGATCAGGTCCTCGACTTACTAGGTAATGCTTACTCTTTGTGGTATAACGGTGTTACAACGGCAGAGCCGAATAACACTGTTTTAGCCAGTCTTGCTTACGGAATCGCTCAACTGAGTTGAGTTTCTTCTGTCAAGTAACATTGGCTACCACGAAGACCCCTCTACTAATAAAAGTTAGTAGTAGCGAGGTCGTCAGTAATGGAGTATGTAACCAGAAGAATTCACACAATGTGAGTCTTTTCTTGCTTACATGGTTTTCATTACTAGCGGATTCTCCATCCGGTCTAAAACCACGAGCCGTAGTTAAACGATTCGTGGGTCAGTGTCTCAGTGATTCTATCACTGACACTGTCAACCGAATGTCTTTGCTAGCTGATCAGTTGTTAAGTAACTTAACCACTGATCGAAAGCTAGGGACCACTACTGGTCCGTTCATCGAACAATTTAAAGATACTCCCATTATGATGGAGTATCTTCAATTTCGTAGAACCAAGGAGCCTATTCTTCTCAAGTACATTTTAACTTTCCTAACCTTTGGAAAGAAACTGTACTATGAAGACCCTCAGTTTAACGTCACTGCATTGCGCAAGTGGCGTCAAGTTGAGGAGGACATCAAGAATGTTCCCAACGATAGCAGGACCAATAGTCTTCTAGCGAAGATTATTGCTCCTATCATCGAGGGGTATGAGGAATTTCAATTGTTTTCTCCTCACCACGGCTCTGGCGCAGTTGCGTCACCCGGGGTAAGAGGAGTAGAACAAAAGAACGACCTCATGAATCCAGATAATAAAGTGTCTGAACTTCTTGAATTTATGTCCTTAGGAGGGTATGATCAAACAATTCCTATGTTCGATCACCGTAACGACACAAAACCACCATTATCCCACTCACGAACTAAGTTCGTTCCAAAGAATCTCAGAACTTCGAGATCAATCGGAATGGAGCCAGTCGAGTATATGTGGGTGCAGCAAGGACTTCGACACATCTTAGAAGACGTTATTTCGACTTCTTATGTGTCACGGTCCGTGACTATAAAAGATCAAGCGAATAATAGACGTGCATCCCAGTACGGGAGCAAATCTAATCGCGTTGATACTATAGATCTTAGTGCTGCATCAGATAGTGTTAGATGGGATATGACAAAAGAGATCTTTTCAGACTTCTCTTATCTATTCCATCTATCACGGACTGAATTTACACTACTCCCTGACGGGAGCCTCCATAAGTTGCATAAATTTGCACCTATGGGGTCTGCGTTATGTTTTCCAACGCAGTGTGTAATTTACACGTCAGTAGTAATACTGGCGAGTATAATATGGTGGTTTGAGCAAAAAGGTCTTGATCTAGACGATATATACAACCTCACTTCCAGTGAGATCGTATACCTGCATGACGTTATGTTTAATAAGCGTCTTGGGGGTCGTCGTTCTAAATTAGAACCTTTTCAGATATATGGCGATGATATAATATGTGATTCACGTACTACATCTATCGTCATTGACCTGCTTTTTCATCTTGGATTTTCTGTTAATACAGAAAAGTCATTCCTAGGCAACTCTCCTTTTAGAGAAAGTTGCGGAGGATTCCATTTTGAAGGACATGATGTTACGCCTTTTCGGTTCAAGCTAAGGAAGCTTGATGCGATAGTAGATATCGAAGCCTTATCTTCTGTGGTCGATCATTGTAATCGATTAAGAGATAATGGATACATGAACGCAGCACGAGTCTTACATAGATTCGCAATGTTTTCACGCATCCGCGGTGTTTACGAAAAAGGTTGGATAAGAGGCGATAAGAATAAGATTCTTTTTTCCTCAGATCCGGATCAGAGCTTCGCTCTTCGCGTAGATGCTCCTCGTAATGCCCACTTAAAAGTGAGGTATAATGAGGACCTACAAAGAGACGAGTACCAATCGATAACGTCTGTACCGTCCTCGAAGAAGAATATATCGCAAGATATATACTTTTATAGAGAATGGACCAGGTCCACTACGAAGAGAAGGAATACAGATTCTATTATAGAATCTTTTCC